TCTGTATCTACCAAGCAAGTCTGCGTCACTTGCTTTGTTTGCAGCGTCACCTAGATCAACATACTGCCCAAAATAACCACCAGCGGATATTGGTGCAGCTGCATCATCACTGTCTTTACGCACAAAAGAAGGGCCGACAGATTGCTGCTTGCCCTTCTTCCTTGCTAGACTATAACCAAAAAGGTTTGCCATTAATATACTTCCGTTAACCTTATGTTCTATTTAGAAGGTTTTAAGCACTACCTTTTTGAACAGAGTTTCCAGCGTTAACGTCATCAGTGTATGACCAGAACTGAACTTGGAACTCAACGGTGTACTCTTCTGGAGTATCGTTAGTATCCCAAGCAAGATCAATTGCGGAAACACTACTAGGCCAAATGCCTTGGAATGAATACGCTTTCTTCTGATCTCCTTGACGTGAGTACTGACGAACAACTGCGTCTGACTGGTAATCACCAATCTCTTTAGCGTCCTGTAAGTTCTGCTGTAAGTTCTGAATCTTAGTAGCCCATTCTTCGAACTTGTTACGTAGTCTAAACTCTTGATCGTTCAGTACTGTAACAGTCCAAGGTTCGAATGTACGATCACCAGCGATTTTCAAAGTACGACCTCTATAGGGTACTTCGATAACTCCGATAGTAGATGCGGGAAGGTTTGCTGCTTTCACAAGGAAAGTAGATAACTTGTTTCCACCAGCAACAGTCTCGTTATTTGATCCTGCTTGCTTCTGTCTACGATCTTCAGATGATCCTTGACGACCACCTACACCAGGTTGTCCGTCTCCTGCTACCTCGTCTGGAAATTGGATTTCCACTTGGAACAGATTAGGTCTTGCCAAATCTTCAATTTGATCTCTAAAATTGAAGATTGGTGAATCAATAAAACCGCCCTCGACCTGACTTGGGGATTTTCTTTCAGATTTGGTTCCCATTTTTTATTCTCCTTAATGAATGTTGAGGGGGTAATTAGTTAGTGATTTCAGAGAACGATGCACCAGTCCTAGTTGCAGTAAATGTCAACGTAATGTAGTTGATAGAGCGTGTAGGCTTCACGAAGATTTCCGCAAAGAATTCGCCACGATCAATAGCATTGGATGGGTTGTTAGTGCTATCGCAAACAACAAGGAAGTCAACCACACCACGACGGGATTGGATCCTGCGCATGAAAGGTTCGACTATATTCTTGAATGACTGACGAGTAAACTCATCGTTCAATTCAAAGAGTTGTGTCTTCGCTGCTTCAGCAATTGCTTGCTCCATAACCAAGAACAGACGACGAACGTTAATTCTATCGAATGCAGATTGATATGCGAGCGCAGTCTTATCACCGAAGAGGACTATACCTTGTCCAGGGAATGCAACAATTGGGTTAACCCTTGCATTGTAGAGCATATCTCTGTGATCCTTAAGAGGTGAGTAAGCAAGTTTAATTGCATTTCTCAATTGTCCTCTGTTGAAACCAGCAGGAGAGAACCAAGGTTCCTGATTAAGTGTTGTGCTAAGTACTAGTCCTGCAACGTCAGCGTTACAAGCGATATAGCGGTACTTGTCACTATACTTGTCATAGATGTACTTGTAGTTGTTATCAAATACAGCATATGAACTTGAAGTTAGTTGATCAAAGAACTCTACAGTACGATCAACAATTTGACGGGTAGTTGGTACCCCAATCACATCTCCGCGCGGAGGTGAGATAAATGCCATACAATCCTTACGGGTTGCAGCAATGTCGATTATCTTCTGCGCTTTAGCAAGAGTATCGAGTTCGTTGCTCATGGATGGTCCCATGAGTAAGTAGTCAACTTCTTGTGTTTCAGCGTCACTTACTAGATCATAAGCACTCAAAACTTTATCACGAGTTAGAGTGTAACCATCTACACCACCTTGTAAGTTATACTTGAGTGTGGATTGGTTTTTTGTATTGAGCATTGCGACAGCAGCACTTGTTGCTCCTGTAGGATTGTCAATATCAAAGAGTGAAGTTGTAGACTTAAATAAATCGAAATCGGTATTAACGCCAGTCCTACCAATACTTCCATTAGCAGAGCCATCTTTGTCAAATAATCCTGTAGTCTCATGAGCACCCCAATAAATGTATGAGGAGTTGTTCTTAATTACATCCTTGTAATAAAGTGCTTCTCCCTGTGGTCCTTTGGCATCAGTTGCCTTAGACACGTTGAGGAATTTCTCAAGAACACTACCTGGTGTACCAGTTAGTTTTCCATCTCCATCAATAACTAGGACGTGGAATAAGTCATGACGACCACCACGGTCTAGTACCCACTGTGAACTTGTAGCACGTGAAGCAACGTTAACCCAAAGTTGGCCAGGTGAATATTCTCTTTCTGAATATGCATCTGCTTGGTTACTGATAGTTACAGAAGCAGAGTTAGCATCAGAAATTGTCTGGTTAGACAAGAAACGTGGTGAACTAGAATTCAACGATACGTATAAACGACGTTGGATTGATTCGATCTCTGCCGAGTCACCAGTTGCACTACCAGCAGAACCAGAGTTGTTTGCTAATTCTGTAAGTGCATCGTTAACTTCGAATACGTCAGATGAACTAGAGTCAATTGTGATCTCTAACTTACGAGTCTTACGATTCCAAGCAACAACACGTCCAGTTACGTTACCAGAGTTAGCAGTAAAGAAGTTATCTGCTGCCCAGTCACCAACTAGAGTTGAACCACTCTTAAGAGTTAAAACTACGTTGTAGTGATAGACTTTAGCGTAGGTGTTAGCAGCAGAATATGCAACTTCAGCACCAGAAGTGAAAGCCCACTCAGTAGTAGGAGGTTGTGAACAATAAATTATCTGATCAGCACCAGCATCAGTAGTAACAATACGTAGAGAGTTACCGTAAATTCCTGGGTTACGTGCACCCCACTTCCAGTTGTTAGCAGCGGTTTCTACAGTAGCCTCGTAGGAGGAAAGATTTTTAACTAATGGAGGAGTAACACCTGTTGATGTTTGCTCGTTAATAGTTGTCTTACTTGTGGTTACTGTCTGAATAGTAACAGTAGAACCATCAGTATGTGCAGCAGCAGTTGAACCGAGTTGAGCACGGGTAACTGTTAAATCGTTACCAGCAACACCAGTAATTCTCAAGAACTCATCGTCAACTCTGATGTAATCGTTAGTTGATGCACCAAGAGAAGCAGCAGATGTAACTGTTAAAGTTGTGTCACTATCTGAGAAAGTACCACCTTCATTGATTGTGGTATTTGTTCCACCTGCTTCTATTAGCGTAATGTTAGCACCAGCAGCGTGAGAAGCAGCAGAGGTAGATAGTTGGCCACGACTTACAACAACGTCATTACCAGACAGTGAACCAATTGATAGAAGTTCAGCATCAATTAGTAGAATGTCTGCAACGTCGAAATCTGTAGAATCAGAAACCGTTAGAGTGGTGTCAGCAGCACTAAAGCTTGTGACAGTAAATTGTGCAGTATCAATAGCGTTTGCTAGTGATGGGTTGTCTGCACGAATAACTTTAAGAGTACCGCCATACAACACAAATTGTGCTGCTGCGAACCAGTACTCATAATTATAATCGTTAGGTCTGCCAAATACTGAGAGTAGTTCTGCTTCTGAAGTAATTGAAATTACTTCTTCAACTGGTCCTTTTTCATATGAACCTACAATAGCTGCAACGTTATCGACTGTTGCGTTTACTACTGTTGTTAGATCTCTCTCTAGTACAACGACCCCTGGGGAAAGCTGCGTAGATGCCATCTGTTATCTCCTGAGAATGTTC